ACATTTAGATATAAGGAGGATAATGAATGAACACAATTGAAGATTATATAATAGTTGAAAATACTATACCAAAAAAATTATGTAAAGAATTAATAGATGAGTGTAGTAAAAAAGAATGGAAAAAACATACTTGGAATAATTATGCTACAGGAACTTTTGAATCTGAACCTACAAAAGAGTTAGATGTTATGCCTTGTACAAAAGAACAGCAAGAAAAAATTACACCATATTTAGTTGAAGCATTAGGTAGATATCAAATAAAAGTATCTGTACCAGGAGAAAAAACTGAAGGTCCTTTCTTAACAAAATTTAGTCCTATAAGATTTAATAAATATGAAGTAGGTAATACTATGAGAAAACATTATGATCACATTCATAGTATATTTGATGGTAAAATGAAAGGTGTACCAATAGTATCTATTGTAGCAAATTTAAATGAAGATTACGAAGGATCAGAATTTATGTGTAGAGAAAAAGAAATAAAATTAAAAACAGGAGACATATTAATGTTTCCATCAAATTTTATGTATCCACATGAAGTAAAAGAAACAATAAAAGGAGTACGTTACAGTTTTGTAAGCTGGGCATTTTAATGGCTAAAAAATTTAAAGATTTTGTACCAAGACCAAAACCTAAAAAACGTCCACGAATACATAAAAAACGAAAAAATAAATCAGAAAAACGAATGTTTAAAAAATATAATCGACAGGGGAGATAATGGCGACACTTCAACCAGGTGCATTGACACCTTCACAAACACAGCAGACTAGCAGTAAAAAAGCTGTTAGTTTAATAGATAGTTTATTAAATACACCTACATTAGCACAAGGTACATCAATAACTCCAACATTACAAAATGTACAAACAAATGAGTTAATGGCAACTCCTGGTGTTACTGGAACTGTTGCTGCTCAAAGTGCAACTGCTGCTGCCCCTAGTGCTACTGCTGCAACTGGAGCAACAGGTCAAGCGGTTGCAACAATGACTCCAGCAACTGCATCACAATTTACAGCTTCAACTATTGGTACAGCACCAACAATGACCGCTGCTCAAGGAACTGTAACTCAACCTATGACTGCAGCCCAACAATCATTAGCTAATATAGATCCAAGAGCAACTGTCCAAGGTCAATTAGAAAATA